CCCGGACACCGGGGAGAATGGCAACAATTCTCCCCAGGGCGTCCCGGTTGACTATCGAGCCATTGAGCACAGCTCAACTCAGCTCACAGCGGTGTTGGGCGTCGTGCTGGAGCCGAATACCGACTCACCCGAGACGATTGCCCGGTACGAGCGGTTGAGCCAGCCAGCTTCGACCGCTGCGCCGAGTGCAACGTTCCCAGTAGCTGTCACCGTCTTCACGGGGAACCCGGTGTAAGCCGGACCGATACCGCCGTCACGAGACGAACCAGCCGCAAGCCCGTCGCCGCGACCCGCGCCACAGAGCGGGGCGATGCCGGTAGCGTACGGGTTGGGAGCCGCAGAGCCCCCAGCGTTGGCGTCGCAGCGCCCGCCACCGAGGTACACGTAGGTCGAATCCATCGTGTCGGTCGACGCGGGATTGGACTTGCCTGGGATGTAGTCGTCCGTGAAGCTGGGGGCGATCTGCCCTGCTAGCATGACGTTCTGAGCGTTGTACCCGATACCGGTCTGCATGGCGCCGGTGGAGCACTTGCCGCTGGGGAGTGGCCCACCAGAGATGCCGGTGTCGAAGTCCTTGTCGAAGGGTGAACCCTTGGGGCCACTCAGGGCGTCGAACATTACGAACAACCCATCTCCTGGGTTTCCGAGATTGCTGGCCAGTGAAGAGCCGGGAAGCGATGCGGGCATGTTGAATCTCCTTGAAGTTGGTGAGGGGGCAGGCGGACTCGAACCGCTCCGCATCATTCAATGGCCCCAGGCCCCCCTCAATCCGTCACTCGAACATCGTGCCCTGGAACTGGGCTCCCGACATCGTCAGGTTGCCCGCCCACGCCAGGATCTGCACGGCGGCGTCCTGGTTGACCGAGTAACGCTGACCCGGCGACAGCGGGACCATGTTACGGTCTCGGTGCGGACGGTAGTGGATGTACTTCGTGTTGAGGAAGTACGCCTGCGACGACGGCATGAAGCCGCCGATACCGCCGTCAAGCACCACGTCAGCATCCATGAACTTGACGCTCACGAAGCCCAGCTTGGCGTCGTCCGTGCCGGTGAAACGCTGGATCGCTTGCAGCGACGCCATGTAGAAGCCCCAGTACGTGTTGTCCACCACGATCAGGTCGGGGCGATCGTTGCCACGAACCAGCTTGGCCCAGAGCCTGTTGAAGTACTCCTGGATGTTGGACGGCGTGGTCACTGCCGTGCCTTCGACCGAGACGTCGAAGATCTGGTTGCGCCAGAACGGCCATGTGTTGCGGTCGATGCCGCCGACGACTCCCGTCGCGGGCGCGTTGGCGACCTGCTTGAGCAGACCGTCGACCTGCTTGCCCGCCGCTGCCGTACCGTCCGAATAGACGCCGGCTGCGATCAGGTTGGCCATCGAGGACTCGCCCACGCTGACCCGTGCTTCGAGCAGGTCGATGATCTGCTCCTTGCCCGAGTTCTGGAGCTGGTCCAGACCGCTGATGGTGACCGGGCAGGCAGCTTGCTTGATGTCGTACTGCGCCGCGCTGATCACGTCCTGTGCCGCGATGGGCAGCAGGTCGTAACCCGAGTACCATCCGGCGTTGCCGTTCGCTTGGAACGACAGCTCTTGCAGGATGACGTTACCGCCACCGAACGGCTTGATGTTCCCGCGCTGGTTGAGGCGCGACAACAGGGCGTTGTTCTTGGTGACGTTGTCCGCGATCTGGCCCGTGCGGCTCTGGATCGTGGTAGCGATGATATCGCTGATTGCTGAGTTGGCGAATGCCATTTCTGAATCTCCTGAATTTAGGGACTGGGTGGTGGGATTACCACGTAGCCAGTAGTCTGTTCAACGGGTTTGCCTGGGTCATTCCGTGACTGACTCAGAGGTGAGGGCTTTTTCACCAGCTTGCCGGGGATTATCTGCTTGCCCCACCTTCTAAAGATGATGCTGAGCATGTTACCGTCCGGTAGCCCTGGAGAACGCCGCCTCTATCGTTTCACGAAGCGTACCTGTCGAACCACTGTTCCCGGGGACGCCCGACGGGGTGCCACTTACCGAGGCCGATGCACCGAGTGCCTTTTGAGCCCTGGCGGTGGACGCCTGAGCCTGTTGACGCTGTGTGTCAGCCTGATATTGAGCAGCCGCTTGGGAAGCCAGTTCAGGGTTCATCAATACAGCTTTACTATACGCCTGCTTGGGCTCAATGTAAACCCCCCTGCGGGAAGAAATTTCTATGATGTCAGCCATGTCCTCCCTCACCTGGTCAAAGTGAGGAAAGTTGGTTGAATCGAGCTCCATCTGCTCAATTGTCGTCTGTGCTTCTTGGCGCGACACTTGACGCTGCTGCTCAGCCTGAGCCTGCTGCTGTTGAACGAACGTCTGGAACGGGGCCAGCCGCTCAGCCAGCAGTCGGTCGACCTCAGCCTGAACCGGGTTGGCTCCAGGCTGGCCAGCGAGGGCGGCATCCAACTCGCGAATGTCGACCTCATAGTCCTTAACCAACTTCGCCACGAATTGGGCGCGCTGAGTCGGGGGCGCTGTGGACAAGAGGTAGTCAGCCTGAAACAGTTGTCCAGCGAACTGCACGGCACTCACGCCCAGCGTCCGCATGCGAGCCTCAAATGGGCGCGCAGCCTCGCTCAACTGAGACGCGAGTTGGCGAGCTTGTCCACTTTCTGACAACGCCTTGGTAACGTCCCGCTCCCGGCGCATGATCTCAGCCCGGGCCTCCGGTGGGATCTTTTCCCAGTGAGCCCGCACCGGGACTTTCCAGGACTGCGGGGCCTTGTCGGCAGTGGCAGTCGGTTCAGCCGGCTCGGCGGGGGCAGCTTTTGGCTCGGCTTGGCCCTTGGGCTCCTGAACTTCGGCCTTCTTGGATACCGGCGCGGGCTCGGCTGGAATCAACTCAGCCTTGACAGGCTCCGGGGCCGTCGCCTCGGTCTTTTCGACCTCGGCTACAGCAGAGTCAATGGCGTCGCGCAAAGTGGGATCGGACATGGTGGTGTCACTTTCTCTTCTTGGCCGTATCGGCCTTGTTGAACTCGCGGCCGACCTTTTGAGGAATGTCGACCTTCTTTGCAAATTTGGCGTTGTGTGCCACGGCTCGCATTAACCGCTCCTGAGCAGCTGATTTGGAGGGCATGATTACCTCAAATACCCTTTCTGATACATGACGCGAGAGATCGCCTCTCGAACCTCGGCCTTGTTGGGCTTCACTTCCGCCGGCCGACCCATTGGCAGACCTTTGAGGTCAGCTGTAGGTACCACGTTATGACGAGCGCAGTGATCTCGGAGGCCAGCACGTCCCTTGACGACCTTGCCGTCAATGGGGGACACGAAATCCGGTAGGTCCCCGAGAATGGCCGGGTATCCGGCCATTCGTGGTATCGGTTCCGTGCCCTTCTCATACAGCACCCCCTCGATTTGAACGTAGGACTTGCGCGTCATCTCTTAAACATCCCCATGACGTAGGCCAGCTTGATGGCGAAGACCAAGGGCTTCATGGCCCTGTGCGGGGTGGTATTGTCACGCGGGTGCGGGTACATCATTGGCGGGTCTCCGGCTTACCTTCTCCGCGCATTTGGGCGACGAGCAAGTCGACCGCGCCCTTCTGTACGGATTGCTGCATGGACTGCTGGTGCTCCATGGCGTTGGCCCGCAGGTCCTGCTGAGCCTTCGCTTGGTCGAACTTCAGCGTCTGCGCCTTGGAGGCCATGTCCATCTGCGCCTTCTGCTGAGCCGCCTGGGCCTCCATCTGCACCTTCTGAGTCTCAGCCTTCTGCTTGGCGGCCTCCGGGTCCTCCTTGGGCTGCTCGGGGGTCTTGAGCAGCATGTCGAGGTGCTTGTCCAGCATGCCCTCGATGTCCTTGGCGCCCTTGAACCCGGCCACGGCCCACTTCAGCAGTCCCACGAGCAGCGGGGCAGCCTGGGGCATCGCTTGCATCATGCCGGCAGCCTTCTCCATGTATGAGGACGCGGCGGTGAGCAGCTCCACTCGGTCCTGCTTCTCCATGGCGTAGTCGGCCTGGGCCAACTGATCGCTGGTCACCGTAATACGCCACTCGAACCCTTCCTCGCTTTGAAGCATTTTGATGGCCATGTCTGCGGTAGCAGCGTCGTCCGTCCGCATAATGTTGGACTTGCGCCGCAGAATTTCAGGGTCGTAGTGCTTGACCATGATCTCCGCTTTGATCCGCAAGACCTCAGCTGCAAAGCGAGCAACCTCGTCCTGGACGTCCTTGATACGCACAGAAGCGAATTTGGCCTTGATCTCCTGAGCACCCAGAGTCTCGCTGGCCTTGGATGCACCACGGACAATGTCAGCGATTCCTGTGAGTTCATAAATCTGCGCCTTGATCGCCTCGCGGGCCTCGTACAGTCGCTGCATGGTACTCGTAACCTGATCCAGTGGGAGCCAGTCCACCTGCCCTTTGACCCCGCCTTTCTCGGCGAACATCGCCCAGTTGTCCACGGGGATGAGGGTGTTGTCGAACCCCTCCAGCAGCATCCGTTGCACGCCTTCAGCGGCGCGGTCGTACACACCGACCACCTTGCACGCCTGCACCAGTCGAGAGATGCGGTCGTTGATGGTGTCCAGTTCGCTGTACTGATCCTGGCACATATAGTAGTCAGGACGGGGCACCGAATTCGACGTGCTGATGTTTGCCAGCATCGGGCGGGGGCACGGCTCGAACCCGATCAAATTGAGGAAGTCGTCCTTCTCGTCGAGCATCTCCGGGTGATCTTTGCAGTACCAGAACACCTTGCGGTTCAGCCGATCCCATATCTCATAAATCTTCGCGCGCTGAATGGCCTGATTCGTGGGGGTGACTGAGTACGGAAACATATCCAGCGACATTCCAGACGGGCGATGGTTCAGCGGAATCTTCTTGCCGAGCTCTTCGCCAAACCGATGCTCGAGCTCTTCACGCGACATGTAGACGATACGCCCTACCCAGCGGCGCTCTTCCCAGACTCGGCAGGGAGACCAGAGGAAGTCCTCCCAGTAGACGTAGTCGACAGAGACGCGCTGGTCGGTGATGCGCTTGAAGGTTTGAGGCTCGCCCGCGCCTGACACCCCCTCCGGTACGGGCACTCCGGGCTGCACGGGTGCAGACTGTCCGGGCACGGGATCGGGGGACGGGCCGGTAGCGAAGCCGCTGTTAACAGGCTCGTTGTGATGGTCATTTGGGAACTCCAGGCTTTCACCGACCGACGGAACGCCCTCCAGGATGAGCTCCACGTCCTCGGTGTCGGTTTCGAGGCGCAGCCAGCACGTACCCAGACCTGGGACCAGACGGTCCATTACCGTGTGCTCCATCATGGAGTCGAATGTGTCGCGCGGATCGTCGCAATCGGGGGTGATGCACCGCTGCAAGATGTTCGCCGCCACGCGGGCGACGTCATCATTGTAGTCCAGGAACTTCCGCGACACGCTTGGCTGAGGGAGCTGGGCGTACAGCGCGGCCTTCAGGATGTTCGTGTTGGCGTGGTACAGATTGAACCACTTCTGCATCGAGTCCACCGCATCGCGCTCGTCCAGA